TGACGTGCGTCCGTATCATGTCCCATAGGTTTCCACGAGCTGTGATTCCTTCGAGCGTGTCGAATTCCACCTTGTCGTTTTCATCATAGTTTTTACGAAAATACGTTTGGTGATTCTCCATCTTGGACTTCTCCTCGTTGAATCGCCGAACGATGTACGTGTGTTCGAGAGCCGTCATGGGCAAATCGATTACGTAAACATGGTAAATGCTGGTGACATCATCCTCGATGTCCGCTTCGGAATCGCCTGGACCTTTGTACTTTGTTGCAAACTGAAAATACGAGTAAGCTCCTCGTTTCAGATTGATCGTGCCTCGAGTCTCCTCCTCGAGTTCCCGAACGGCACACCGTAAGGGGTTAATCACCTCGCGACGTCGACACCCTCCTGTGACGAACGTCCACTCCTGGTACCGGCGATCGTGAACAATAAGCATATACTGCTTATTATTGATTGTCGTCACCGGAATCGCTATACTTTTGTGCCTCTCCCGACATGGCTGCTCGTGTGGGGAATTCATTCCCTCCTACTGAGTCGTTCGTAAAAAAATTCATCAGCTTTCCCCCACCTCGTGATGGTTCGTATGTGATTAAAAACAAGAGGCCGAGCAAAAGAAGTCACTTCCAGATTTGCATCTTTAGTGTTACTGAACTTAAAATTTCCTTGCCGCCGAAGGCGGGAAGTACTGCCTGCCCGTGACAACGTGATTCGGGGATTTAATTTACAGGCTGAGCGAGCGGAGTACCAGTCTCAGCCTTGGCACTGAACGAGTGTGCAAACGGATTCCCCTTGAGCACGTTGTTTGCCAAACCCAGACCCTGACTGTTTACCGACGAGCGGAAATCCTTCTGACCCTTGAACACGTTGAGGCGGTCATACTGGTTTGGCAAGTAGCGAGACCCACGGCTTGCGTCGGCTGGGCGAACTGGGAGCGCACCCGCCTCGAGACGCGTGTTTGTGTTGGCACCGACGGCTCCCACGGGGTCGGCGCGCACGTTCATGCGTCCGCCGTTTCCGGGACGATCGGGGTTGACACGGTTCTTCGACCAACGCATGGGGTCGTTGTATGCAGTGTTGTACGCCTCTGCGACCATGTACTGCCCTGGACCCAGCTCGAGACCATCCTTGCGAGACCCAGTCTCCTGTCGGTTCGTCGTCCGACGCGTCTTCTGGAAATCCGGGCGACCCTCTGGTGCCGTGATGGCACCACCCTGCCCCTGACCACGTGTCTGCATAGGCTGATAGTTTGCCGTCGTCTTGGACAGCTTGGCTGGGTGGGAAATGGCACCCAGCGTCGTCCCACCATTTTTCACGGTGGGATTGGCTGGACCGCCCCACGTACCGGACAGAGTCGTCAGACGCTCCTCGTTCATGTTGTTGGGCAGAATGCGGAAAAACTGCTGGAACCCACCCGATGCTGGTGTGTCCGGTGACAGACCGAGACCGCGTCCGACGTACTTCTTATCTGCTGGTGTTATATTGTTCATTTTGTTCGTGACTGGCTCACGGCTTCCGTCCGTCTGGTACACTGGCTGACCGAACGGGAAACGAGTCCCACTTGGCGTGACGTCCGCAAAGCTCGGTGCGATATCCTTTGGTGGAAGACGGAACCCGCCTGAAAAACCACGACCCGTATTTGGCTCCAGGTTCAGTGGATCGACCTGGGGATCCTGCTGAGCAAACTTGTACTGCACGAGATCAAACTTGGTAATTTGTTCTGGTGGTGAAGGCATCACCGCCTGCTCCTCCTTGACGTCGCTGAGTTTCTTTCCGGCAAAAACCAGACCGACAACGGCGGCAAGACTGAAAGGGTCCATCTATTAGTTAGATGCTATTTTTTATCCGCAACGGAGTCTCCGAGTCCAAGAGGCGCCCCGCGCCTCTTGTCCGTTTACTTGTCTGTGGGATAGCGCTTCGCGTAGGACATGGACTGGTACATCGCGTACGTGCTCGTCGGGTCCCAGCTCATAAACTTGTTCACTGGCTTGTCAATGTACAGATCCGGAAAGTCGTAGGGCTTGTCGGCGTAGTACTTGTTGTTACGGGACGTCGTCTGGGAACGCAGAGCGTCATCCGTCATCACCATAACCTCGTAGTTCGTGTTTTTGGGACCAAAGTACATTCCCTCCTCAACCATGAGGAGTCCGGGTTGAAGCACACTGCTCGGCATATTACTTGTAGTTGAGATTATTTATTAGTCCCGAGTGCACGTAGTGCCGAGTCCGTCCCGAGTCCGTCGTATCCTGTGGACAAGTCGCTTCGCGACTTGGATTTTACCGCCCGTTGCCGCCACGGATCTGGACACGCTCTGGTCCGCGGGCATATGGACCATCTGGGTTGCATGATGCTGGGTCGTCACGGCACATGGGAGCGAACGGCTTTCCGAATGCAGCATTGGTGAAAGCCGCCTGGTCGTTCGGCCATGACGACGCAGCCGTCGTGTAAAAGTTGCGCTCGGCGTCACGCTTACGCTCGAACGGGTGAATCGATTTCCACTCATTCTGAACCTCCTCCTTCATCGACGGGTACCATGGAGCCTGCTGCGCGTAGCTTGGGTCGTCACCGAGCATGTAATTGGCCATGGGGTTGTCGCGTGTCGGCATGCGCACACCGCTCATCACCTTTGGACCCGTCGACGCTATACGCTTCCCGTCTGGAATCATGTTCATGTAGTAGAGTACATAAAGAGCGGCAATGACCAGGGCGCCGAGTGCAACGATGCGAGCGTCGTGGCGAATCAGGTACGTGAGCACGACGGCGTACACGATGAAACGAGTCGTTGCGAACACTCGCTCCTCAGCCGTCTGACGACTCGTGGGCCAAAAATCGAGCAACTGATCTTTTGCAACAAGTTCACGCAGGTCAATCGTCATCTTCTATTTTACGTGGAGATTTTGTTTGAGGTGGACTTCAAATCAGAGGACCACCCTTACCACCCTTCAGCAGAGATGACATCAGACCGTTCATGCTGTTCATCAGAGCCGCCTCGTCGATGGTACCATCGGGACCGGTTGCCGTATCCTGGAGCTGGCTGGCACACTTCTGAGCCACAGACTCGATCATGCTGAGGGTCTCGGCTGGAAGAACGGAGATGGTCGTACCCAGAATGTACAGCGTCTGAAGGTACTGCCAAATGGCACCCTTTGTCGCATCGGACAAGTCGGCGTTCCACAGACGAGGAATGTCCAGGTCGTTCAGGAACGGCACCTCTGCCGCGTGCGTCGTGAAAAACTCCTCATCCTTCTGCATCAGGTGGTTGGCAAAAGGACCAACCGTCTCCATAAACTCCTTCAGAGGCTTCTTCTGGTTCGCCTTGCGCAGAAGCACAAACGTGTTCTGGTACTTTACCAGCTTCTTCTCAGTGGGAAACGTGAGAACAAGCTCGTCAAGAAACTGCTGCATCATGTCGTTGAAAGCGTTGGTGGTGGTCGCCATTGATGAAATATGCTTTTTTTACTTTAAGCCCCTATCAATCGAATCAACAGGTCAGAAAAATCGACAACCGCAACTCTCACCATATAATTTTTCTCGTACAGTTCTTTTTATAAGCCATATAAGAAACCATAAAATGATAAAAATAAATGGAGCAAAGAGTACTTTCAAGAATACACTTGTTTGTAGATAATATACGAGTACAGGTGTTATGACAAAGCTGGAAAGAAGTGCTACAGGATAAACTTTTTCATCGCATCGATCAACGCATTTCCGTGGGGGTGGGGGAAAGTCTGCCATTGGTATATGAATTTATATTTATTGTGACTCAGGCCCTATACGGTGTGGTTGAAATCGTTTCTTGGTGTCCGCTCCCCTGGTGGACGATGATGTACACGAGCAAACCGACGAGGAATGCCGGCTTGAAATACGCCGAATTGGGCATCGCCTTTTCGTTGTTCAATGATGCGCGAATGTGAATGTAAGCAACCGTCACTGCGCCTGCAATCAGAGCAGCGCTCATAGGCTCACGAAAATAGTGATCAGCCATCTACTATTGATTGAGATTTTTTACTTCGAACGGGTGTTTGTCCACATGCTGTGACGGACTTTCCGCTGCGCGGAAAGGACTTTTACTTATCCGGGGCATCATCGAACAACGTCTCGTGGTGAACCTTGACGGGCACCTGTCTCACGTCCTCAGGTATCATCGGTGTTCCTGGTTCTGGCGCCGCTGGTGTTCCAGCCTCGCCCGGCACTGCCGGCGTCCCCGCCTCTCCCGGCACCCCTGGTGTTTCCGTCGCCTCTGCGTCAGGCAATGGCGTGGCAACCTGAGGCGCCTCTTCTTCCTCTCCTGTCTCCGGGTCGGCGGGGTCAGTTGGGTCCTCATTGGCACCACCCATGTCGAGGTCACCTGTAAAGTTGGGAATGTACGTATCAA